AAATTCCTAATCCAAGCAGCAATGGTGCTTCATTTGGTTGGTCTTGTCGTTGATCTGCAATGAATTTTACCATTATGTCCTCTCCACCTCAAATAGATTTTCTTGTTCTTCTTCTTCAAACAAATCAGGTTGTTCTGGCATTGGTTCTGGTTTCGGCTCTTCTAAAACAATTTCCATTTCAGGCGCAGGCAATGTATCTGCTGTGATGGTTGTTAATGACGGAGCATTGATTATGGCCTCCGCAAATTCCTCCGCCGCTGCTATTCGTTTTTGTCGCTTGTCACCAGAACAATTCGCACAAACCATGTTTTTTAAATGAAAGTGAATTTTAGGATTAATTGTAAACTCCTGTCCACACTTACATTTTGCCTTCTTTCCGGCTAACATGTCATGCTTATAGAATGACGAACAGCCGGGATGAACGCATTTATAGGTTCCGCCGTAGTGTTTGCTTTCCGGATTTTTACGAAACCTTTCAAAAGTGTGTATGTGCTTTATTGCTGGCATTGTGTTATTCCTTATAGGTATGGTGCAAAATCTCCTCTTGCAATTCCACGAGCAATTTGAGATTCAATCATCATTTCTAATGTCTTTCTCTCTTGCTCATCTAAATCACTTAAAGTTATGTTAAACTTCCTCATCATAAACCCAACACTTTCGATACGCATAGTTATATCTTCCATGCCATCGATTAACATCCAGCCTGAAACAATCTCTTCAAACCAAGGATGTGTCATACTGGTTCTACCGTCGCCGTTACACGCATTAACTTTGCATGTGGCGCGTACTTTTTTACCTTTTCAATCTCAAATAAACTACCTTCATCATCAAACCATGTCGTCGCATGGCGGAAAGTTGAATGAATTACATTCTTACCATTGCATTGAATGAAACCATCAACTCCGTCATCAAGGACTAAATATGTGTATGTTTCATTTTCCATTATTCAATCTCCCAAAATAATTTGTTTTGTTTGTTTCCAATCCATCTTTGCTAATTTTCTTGCTCGTTTATGTGCTTCTCGTTGTGAAAGAGATGGATCGTTCTTTTTTAGGTTCTTTGCTATAGAGACTATATGTAATCTAAAGAGCCGTGCCTCTTTTGTTTCACCTTGCATTGGTATCATCCGTAAAGTATATTGGATACTTTTCTGATATTACTTTTAGCACAGGCAAAAGAATCTCAAAGTTCTTCTGATCTGCACAAAAACAGGCCGTTGCGAAATTGCATACAAATGAGCCTCCGTAACGAATTGCATTATTCAACCACAATCTTAGTTTTGGTGTCATTCCGAATAACCCTCCCTGCTTTGTATTGTTGTTCAAGATACCAAATTGCTTGTTGCCACGAACCAAGTTGAATTCGACATACCATTCCGTATCTTTGGTATGCAGCACAACTGTAGAATACTATCCAATAGCGACTTGAACGTCTACTTTTCAGAATTTGAGGTTTCATTCAATCTCCAATCCGATCTCATCAAAAGACCACGGCTCCCATGCTTTTCTTGGCATGTAGTTTAAACCAATTATTGCATTCCTTCGACCAATATCAAATTCAGAGCAAACATCGGTGAAGGGACACTTCTTTCCATAACCAATATCTGCACACGCGGGCTGAGGAAAGTCCTTGTCAACAAATCTCCCTTCCATTCGACTCGATGCAATCTTATAGAAGTAGTCAATTACCTTTTTCTTCCATCGTATCTGAAGCCAACGCTCCATGTAGTTCAACTTACGATCGAATGTATTTGGTTGGACCTTCTGATGTAGTCTCACGTAATTATGCATGAACATATTCGTGTTGCTCACCAAAGTATAGTTGAGACACTGAACACTGTGCCCGAACAAAAAATAGCTCCGGCCCTGTGCTTTGTGGTCCCAAACTACATTATGTCCACTCATTACAGTTATCATGTCGATACGTCCTTCAAGTACAAAGTAGAACATATCGTTATCGACAAGAACAACTGAAAATCCAACTTCTAATGCCGGCTTCTTTCCTTGTGGTGTATCGATTGTAGCAATCTCAATCTTGTCGTTCCGATACTTCATGCAGTATTCCATGAAGCGCATTCCGAGTAATTTGTAGTCGTCGTCTTGTAAGTGTACTTGCTTCTTTAATTCATTCAACCCATTCACTGCAAAATTCATTGCTTCTGATGGTCCGAGTTTACCCCAAATACCATGATAGTATCTTTCGAGTAAACCATGCATTACCGTACCGCGATCCATTGCTACTTTATCTTCCCTTTTACGCGACAGATTTTGGACATACGCAAAATCGTGCGCCGTGGGGCATTTTAGTGCTAGGACCATTTGTGAGCTGTCAAGTCTTAATGTGAATTTACCGGGCATTAATCCGTCCTCACTTCATAATAGTATTTCCATTTACTTGATTTAAATGTTCTGTCTTGTGCTAAATACTCTTCTCTTGTTGCCTCTCTCATAATCATGAATCTTGTTTCTACTAATCTCCACTTTCCATTTGATAACTTTAACATTATTTCTCCAATTTCTCTTGGAATATACGAGCCAATAATAACAGATCCATGAATGTTCATGTAATCTTCAAGTGAGATTATGCTCATAACGTCCTTACATTGTATTTTCGTTTGTGTTCTTCTAATTCATTGTGAATGTCTAACATTACTTGTAAATCTTTTGCTGTAGGCTCTCTATCCTCATCAAAGAGATTCATGATGCAAATATAAAATGCATTTGCGCCAGCAAAGAAAGTCAGTCTTGTAGCTTCTAATTCTTTATCTGTCGCTCCACGTTTACGGAATTCTGACACTGATCTTTCAAATTCAATTTGTAGGTGTTTCATAATTGTGGAACCTCCAAAAATTCGGACACATTTTCCATTTTGCAGACTACTGCATACTTGTTAACTACAAGAACGTAATTCTGTCCTTCGTATTCAAAGTATGAGGTCTGACTGGCATATTTATAAATTGCTTGATGTACTATCTCACCTAACAAATCATAAACACAAATATGTATTTCGTGCCCTTGACGAATACCAATATGAAACATCACTTGATATCCCCCATTGTGAATGGCTGAACTAAATTGTTACGCTTATTGTAGCAGCGTAAGCAATGTGTTTTATTGGCCGAAATTGTCGCGCCGCAGTCCTCACATTGTAGTGCGCTGTAATGTTTTCGTATCATGCGTTTTTTGTCCGCCGCAATCAATTCCTCTAATGGCTTGTTTTCAATTATTGCTTTATGAGCTAGCATCGCCATCCGACTTGGGAATTTTGATTCCCTCAGTCTCTCCTTTAATCTCTGTTGCGCTTTTTGTTTCTCTTGTGAGATTCCCATATTGTTTCTCTCCTAATCCATACATCATTCCTAATGGCCCTGGCTTACTCATGCCTGACATATGTTTTGCTTTGCATTCAGCAGAACACATTACTGAAAAACATATGTCACAAACATATTTCATTAATGCAGGTTTATCACACTCTTCGCATTTCATAATGGTCCCCATCCTGTCCACTGCATAATTAACTTACGCAGTATCATTTTGGCCACCCGCCGACGTGACATTCCGTAGCCACGCCCATGAATCCATATTTTAACAACGTCGTGAATTATTCCAGTCTTGAAATAGTATGGGTAACGGGTCATTTCGGTAGCTCCGGTGAATACATTCGTTTTGCAATTTCGTATCCTTGAACTATAGAGCAGCGAATGATTGTACGTAATATTTTAATTGGATCTTCTCCAACTAATGTTAATACCATTGCCCAACTAACAAGTCTTTCAAGCTGTTGTTTTGCCACTGGATTTTCATCAAGTTGTTTTAGAAGCTCTTTAACATTTATTGCTAATGTTCCTTCTAATGTTAGATCTTCTTTACTTTTTGCCCCTAATTCAGTCATTACCTCTTCAAATGTTTTCATTTCGTTTCTCCAATTTGAACATTTTCTCTAACTCCTGTGTTGTATTGTACTCTTCTTGATTCTTGACTATCATCAAACCTAAAACTACGCCATGAATGAAGTGCGGACACTGTGTTTGTGTTGCATCAATCAAAAATTGTTGTAGTTCTGGACATTGTGTTACGTGGGCGAAATTCATTACATGAAGATAAGGTGGTTGTGATCCTGCTATTGCCTCTTTTAATTCTTCCACTGACTTATCTATTGCTTCATGTGTGAATTTGTTTACCATAAACTAAACTCCTAACTCCCCAATCCATTCAAGTGGAATGCAAAGAAAATTAGCCAATGACTTATAATCTGGACAATTAGATTCAGCAATTGCTTTTGCTGTTTCGTAATTATGGTGTCCAGAAATTGTATAATACGTTCCGTCACCCATTAATACGTACCAGCATTTCATTTCCATGTCTTGAACTCCCTTCCTTCGATATATTCACCATAGATAATAAAGGATCGGTTTTCAACAGCAAGAATGAAATGTATACGTTTTCCGCCATGTTGCCTTACTTGAGCGTTTGCTGCTTCCATAACGCCTTCAAGTAATAATCCAGTGCTTTTGGCAGAAGAATCTTTTGGTAATTCAAATTCGATTGTAACTTTTCCTGTCATTTCCATAACGGTATCCCCTTAATTGTTTTATATTCTTTAACTGCTAAGTAAGCGTAATTGTTTGCTTCCCGCTCTAACTCTTCATGTCCGTGTAATGCATTTGTAGTGTATTGAATGTGATGTATCAATTCATGGACTAGAGTATCAATGAAGTCTAAAACCGTATCGTGCGCCGTACTAATTCGTACCGTCCTAAATACTGGATGATACAATCCGAATGCGCCGAGCATTTCTTGTTGCGGCAATAATGAAATTGAATCCAAATCGACCAGCATCCATGGATATTGGGCAGTCACAAATTGGAGCGCCGCTTCAAATCCAGGGCAGTTAATTCCATTACGGTTGATTGTCATGTTTTGTCCTCGATTGTTTAATTCCACTCATTCATTGCTCAGGCTTATAGCCTCCCTGCAATTACTCTTTCGGATAAACTACGTAAACTGTTTTCATCGTCTGAAAATGACCAATTGCCTTCATTACCGTATGCATCTTTACAAATCTTTCGTTTGTCCTCAACCATTTCCTCAAAGTACTCATCGATTGTACCATGAGCCATTGGATATGTTACGAGTACTGGTTTAGTTTGCCCCGTCCGACAGAATCGTGATTCGAATTGGTCCTCGTCTGATGCATTCCATTGGCGTTCCATTGCGTATACATCAGAACAACATTGTAGGCCGTCTAAACCAGTACCGCCGGACAATTCATTAATGATGAGTAGTCGATAATCAGGTTGTTTGAATTTCTGTACAATCCAATCCTTTGACTGTGCGCTATCTTCACCGCTTAGGGATAATGGTTTGTATTCATCTAATTGAAACTTTAAGTCATCACGCACTGATTTGTGGTGAATGCCAATTGCCAGTTTACGGTCTTCTGTGTTCTCAAGAAACTCTTTCGCGTCTTCAACAATGAAAGGCACTTTTGCACTCGCCGTTAACCGTCGTAATTTGGCTAACCATCCTAATAGCTCAATTGCATTAATCTTACCTGCATGGTTTAGGAAATTGTCAAATAGATCCAATTGCGAGTTATACGATTTCTTGATAACCGGATCTACAATCTCAATTCCCCGCGTTACTCTTCTTAGCGGTGGTAAATCCTTCTGTACGTCTTTTACTTCACGTCGGATAATCCATCGCGATGTTAACTTACGAAAATCAGCCAATGCATAGGGCCTTATTCTGGTTGGAATGCCTTTATCATTAGGCTCTAACCACCGGGAACAAAATTGACGCCACGATGGGAAATGACCCGGCGCTAATAGATTGAGTGCGGTAAAATACTCTCCCGCGCGGTTTTTGATCGGCGTCCCAGATAAAAAGATCTTGTGCTTTACACTGCCATGTTGACATAACTTGACTAGTGCTTTCGATCGTTTTGATTCTCGATTCTTGAATGATTGTACTTCGTCGCCAATGACTGATACCGGGTTTATGGCAATGAGCTTATCAACTACGTCCGGTAGCAGGTCCATCGAACATATGTAAATGTCAAATCCTGGGAATATTACATTCTTGCTCGACACTACCGGACATACTGATAATGGAGTATCCGCAAACCATTCCTTAATCATTCTTATCCACTGATAGATTGTGGATGCCTTGCCAGTTATTACGCAAGGTGAAATTTTGATCCCGTTACGCTGCGCCTCACGTAGAACTAATAACGATTGTGGCGTTTTGCCTAATCCTTGCTCATCGGCGCATAGAAAATTCAATCCTGTGTCTAATCCGAATTTGACTCCTTCAGTCTGGTAGTCGTATGATTCATATCCATGGATTAGGGATTTGTACGCTCCTTGTGCTTCGTACTCAACTTTGGGCACGGTTACAGTATGTTTGCACGAATATGTAACTAGGATCGTATTGCCTAGGTGGAATTCCTTTTCCACGGTTACCGATTTTGGGCGCGGGATGGCGTTGATTGTAATGTCTAATACCTCGGACGGTATTGAGGTGTCTTGTTTGATTGTATTGACTTGTTTATCATAGCGCTTTTGGCACACGCTACAGTTTTGTTTTAGTTGCATAAGGCTACGGTCTCCCGTATTTCCTTCGCTACTAATGCACCTAACAGATATCGTTCCTCTCTGAACAACATACTTACTTTATCATTGTCGTATATGCCAACAATGTACACTGTAAGGTTTGTAGCCTCCGCTAATCCTAGTTGCGGCCAACTGTTTCGAACATTCTTAATTAATTCTAATAGTCTTAATTCGGGGACTAGAAGCGATTTATTGCACGTCGCGAACACTCTAAACTGTTCAAATTCCTTTGCAATTCGTTTTGCTCTACCGTTGTTTGTAAACCATCGATTTGTCATTTCATTGACTCCTTGTATTTGGAATTGTTTATGACACGTTGCGCTTACCAAGGGGTATATCTTGCACGATACCAGCATCTAATGCACCAAATAATGTATTTCATTTCTTATCCTTTGTCTTGTCAATCGAAGTCTGTATATCTTCCTCTGTGATTGTGCTGTACGCCGGTGTCACCTTGACCATTGCGATAAACGATTTATCATCTAACATTGAAAATGTCTTACGTAAACCCATTAGCGCCTTATCAAGTTGACTCAGCTTTAACTTGGCCGTTTTGGTTTTTGGTTCTCGCCTTATGGCGTCTACCTCCTTCATTGCGGAGGCGTGTTTTTCTGCGCGGGCTATCTTAACGATTTTGTCTGATTTGTGCTTGTCGATTAATTCGGCCGCGCGTGAAGTATACCATAGATGCATCTTATGGAATTGGGATAATGTCTCTAACGTTGGGTCTTCTGCGATCATATCAACGATAGATATGTCTACCCTGCTACAATTTGTAAGGTAGTCCGCTCCATTCCCACGCGGAAACATCATTAACCGATGGCAATTTAGCGCGCCGGTGAGTATCTTGTTTTCGTGTTCGAGATTGCCTTTATCCTCTGTTAATTCATTAATCTCAGCTTGCATCTTTGCTAAGATCGTTAATAGGTGCTGTGCATCTGTCTCTTCTGGCATTTGGTTATCCTGTTTTGTATTTAGCGCTTCGCTGGTGTCGTTCAATATTAGGGGGGTAGTCATCTTTCGTTTCGCTCTATTTGTGTTTCAAACCATTTGAAAAGTCAAATTACGTTTTTCGCGTTTTCGTGGGGGAGGCCCGGCGAGTTAGTGCCTCTGTGGTGCCTCTGGAGTACTAGTGTAGTGCCTCTGTAGTGCCACGTCAAGGGGTATAGTGCCTAGTGGCTCAGTCACTTACGGGTTATTTGCCGTACACTGTCCCTGTGTGTCCCTACCCCCTGTATTCATATATTCTGTAAACGTATGAGAAATAAGGAGGTTATGAAATACCCTTAAAAGTAAGATGATTGTATGTTGTAGTTCTATTCATAATAAAAAAAAATATAAGAATCAACAACATCGCCCACTGTACGCATGAAGGGGGGGGGGAGTGACAGGGACACTACGGAGTTTTTTCCTCCTAACTCGAACGCAATAGGGCACTTGCCCGTTTTGCCTTGGCACTCCAGCGCTACCCTAGCGATACCCCAGTGGCACTACAGCGGCACTACAGGAACGGGTGATCCGCAAGCACCTCAAAAGACGCGATTTAGACTTTCAAATGAAGTGAAAATAATCCTTGCAATCGACCTCAATTACCCCTATACTCTAAGGGTGGCTACAACCACTAAAAAACGACAAAGGATAATAACAATGTCTCCAACAAACGGCAATACAGAAAACATTTCGAACGTCCAGAAAAAGGTTGCAAAATCGAATTTATTTGACCTTGATAAGTTTGAACGCCGGACCGTCGAAAAGGAGTATGAATTTACTCCCGTTGATTCGATGGAAAAGGCTCTCGAATTTGTTGGCAATGACCAAGGCAAGCTGATTGACGTTATCAACACCGGGCTCGCACGGCTTGCACTGAGTGAAGCTAAACAGTCTCTCCGCACTGATTCTCTCGTTTCTCCCAAGGTGGTCGGCGGATTCGTAAAACAGTTTCAACCTTTGTACCCGGCTAAGAACGATTCCAAAGAAGCGAAAAAGGAACAGGCGCAGAAGATTTACGCTTTCATTCGGTCCCAGGAAGCGATTCTCACACTTATCAAATCGATTGCGGCGGCTACTGCGAACGAGGACGATGAAGACGATGACGCGGCCTCCGATGCTGTGTAGTTTGTAGTATCCTTCAAGGGAGAGTCTGTACGATCTCCCTTATATAAGGATACAAAATGTAAGCGCTTACAATCCATAGCAATTAAAAGGCCATTCGTATGGACATGGCCTTGAGACGTTTACCATTTCCAATAGGGAGGCATCTCTTTTAAGTAGCCGATTGGGATCATTTGATATCGATACGCTGGGGTCTCAAATGCCCGAGATCCAAACGCCTCCCAGTATTCATCGTCAAAGTACAAATTGAGTGTAACCATGTTAGTCCTAACAACACTGTTCATCATAGTTAGTATCTCCTCTGCCCGAAGTATTGGGCGACCTGAATCCAGTCGCCGGGCGAAAGTTGCTTCTCAGCCTGTTTACGAGTACGGCATACCTTAATGGTTATGCCAAATCTGTTTACCACTTTATATACTGTTATCATAGTAGTATGACATTAACATACAAGTACAATCAATACAAGTACCATTTGTTACTTAGTACATTAGTTCTAGTAAGTATAGTAATCTTAGTACGTAGTACATAGTAATATGCCTGTAATAGTACTTTGAAGGGTACGGGTACTCCCCCAATCACGAGGATTCTATCCAGACGATTTCCGGCCTACCTCACACGAACACGAACACGCAAGGAGTTATATGGAACTTTCGAAATTACAACTCGCTACGCGCAAATTAAAACTAACTGAAAAAATTTTTTCTGACGAAGAGACAAAGAATTGTTATGAAGAAATTTTTCCTGAGATTTTAATTGATGGTATTTATATCAACTACTTTACACTGCGTGACAATGACGTTAGGGAATTTTTTCAGGCGTGGCTTGAGAGAAAAGAGTTGGAAGGGCGCAAATTAGTTTTGCGTACAAAATTTTTTCGCGACGGGATGAAAGATCCTTACGGGTTCTATAGGGAGAATAAAAGATGAAAACTAAAGAATTTTGGACAGGGCTTATTGGTGGAATTATTGGATGGGTATTTTTATATCCTTTAATTGCACAACAGGTGGAGAATCCTCTCTTACAACCGTCGGCCCGGCAGGTAATTGAGCGGCGCTGCACACGTTGTCATAGCGGGGAAAGGCCGCCGAATGGAATTAGGTTGGAGAATTTCTTAACTGTGAGTTTGTTTGTCTCTGCATACAATCCAGAGAAATCATGGATCATGCAGGCTATGACTGGAATGGGGAAAACACAAATGCCACCAATGTATCCTTTGGACTGGAAAGAAATCAACGCCGTTAGACGTTGGATTATTGCTGGTGCAGATTCAAAATCCTATGAAGAAAGAATGCAGATGACTTCAATGGGTGGCCGCGAAGTGGATTCAAAATGATTAACCCCGTGACTGAACGAATGGGGTGGAAACAATGACAGTTACAAGGAGTGAAATGACTTTCCCAGAATTTGATTCATTAATGGATCGCTACTATCAGAAAATGGTAGAGATGCGAAAGACGAAAGGCAAGGAGTATGCGAACTCAGACACAGATCGTCTTGCAAACTTCAAAGATATCGCGAAAGAAATTGGTATTGCTCCAGAAGCAGTTCTACTTGTATATAGCAAAAAGCATGGCCGGGCAATCGATAATTATTGCAAGACGGGAACCTCTCACTCGGAAGAATCAATCAAAGGTCGTATCACGGATCGTATTCTTTACGATTTCCTTTTGTTAGGCTTAATTGAGGATCAGGAAAACGAAGTATTGGGGGCTATGAATGCGCGAGGAAATTCAAGAGAAATTACAGAAAGTCCTGTTGAACAACTTCGAGAAGCGACAGAACGAACGTGAATTAAATAGATTAGCAACTAAAATTAGAGTTCAAGATTGGCGCGCTCGTCGAAAGGAAGTGTTACAGGCTCGTGGTTTCAGTCTGTTAGACCCCTCGACGGCGGCGGCTAAAAATGATACCCTGGACCATTAGCGAGAATTATGTCAGATGTTGTTAAAATTGCATTAATCGTTTCTGCGGCGCCGACATTAATTGCACTCGGAGGAATCTTAAAGATTCTTTACGATATTAAACAATATCACAAAGCAGTTAATGGAAAGTTAGATCAGTTCATTGAAGTTAGTGGAGATGCTCGGGAAGCAATGGGGCATCTTGCTGGCGTAGCAGATCAAAAGAAAAAACAAGACTAGGAGAAGATAATGCCATTACTTAATGTTATTGTTATCTTGATTATTATTGGCGTTGGTCTATATCTTATTAATCGTTTTATTCCGATGGCTGAGCCTATTAAGACAATACTTAACGTATTTGTAATTGTCGTTGTTTGCCTCTGGCTCTTGAATCTTTTAGGTTTTCTTAGTAATGTTTGGGTAGGAAGACATTAATGTCCAAACAACCAAGACAGCACGATGAAGATTTGGCGCGGCGCCGAGTTGAGGAGTCCCCACTTCGTTTCTTCATTAGCCGATATAACGGTAACAATCCAAGTTCTCAGAATTCTATTGAGCGGCCGGATAATTTCGTGCGTGACATAAGGAAGTCCGGCGATCAAATTCATACGATAGGGAGAGACGAGTAATGAATGAAAAACAAGTTAAAGATCTTCTCGAATTTCTTCTTGTCGTAATTAACAAGTTCGACGAGCGGTATAACTACATGCGCGTTGAAGTAGTTGAACGGTTAGAGACTTTAGCCGCTCGACAGATTTTATTTCAAGAGGAGATAAGGAAAATGTTTTCTGACGCTGAAAAGAAGTTTGTGAAAGATTTGGACGAGCAGACAACTCGCATTGCGGATTTTATTGCGAATCTTGTTGCTCAGGGTGGTGACAAAGACGATCCCGAATTCATGGCCGCATTGAATACAAGTTTGGATCAGTTGCGTGCGGTTGGAACTACTCCTCCTCCGCAGCCTCCGACTCCTGGAGTCTAATCGAAACGATTTGCATGGACCCATTACTAATTACGGGGCAAAGGGAATTGGTTCCATCGATTCCAGTTCCCTTTGAAACTTAATATCGAAATATAAAAAGGAAAAGGTACCGCTTAGAAAAAATCAGCAGGGATTGACTGAGAGTTCACTCTAGGGTGGTTTCACTGAGCGGTGGGCCACCCTTAAAATAACAAAATGAAACTAACTCCAATTATCAACGATGGTGCAATTGACGAGATCTTAAATGACTCTGGCCTTAAGAGAGAAGAGTCCAATGATCTTAAAAAGATTTTATCTCAAAACGGTTTAAGTTTAGAAGAAACAATACAAAACTTAGCGAATCTTGCATTGAATGGCGATGATGCAATTCGAATTCGTGCAACTGAAGGGGCTTTAAAGCTACACAAAGTTTTGGAACCAGAACAATCCACACAACCAATCATCAATATTACGATTCAGTCTGGTGCGTCCCCAGATGGTCGAAGTATTCATGGGATTGCGTCGATCCTGGTTCCAAGAGTAATTGAAACTAAATCACAAGAGGTTTTATCATAATGACTGATACGAAAGACCCACTTGACACACCGTTAAAAGGAAAAGAAGCACGATTCTGGACTTTATGGTATCGATTTGGAACCATTCCAGTTGCTACAAAGTCTTTCATTTTTGATGGGAACCTGCAAGATGCAACAATGCGAGCACGAAAACATTGCGAAGTTATGAAGTATCGCTACATTTTTGTGCGCCCAATGATAGTTGATCTTGACTATCAAGAAGAGTTGTTTATTGCAGGGAAATATCGAGAACCTAATGCCCCTATGGGAACTTACGACGAGTAGTGAAATAATAAAGGAGTGTTTACAGTGGATAACGATGATATGAAAATTGAGCAGGGTGGACGTTCCGTTCCTGCATCAGAACAAGAAGTAAAGATGTATGCCTCACTCGAAGCTGAATTCAACCGCAAGTATAACCATATGCATGAAAGAGTTGAACATCTGAACTTTCGGATTAAACAACTTGAAGCAACTGTTGCTCGATTTCAACAAATTTTTTCAGCAATTGTTCAAGACGAAGTTCTCCGAAAGTTTAGAGAGTCTTCTGAAAATAAAACCGCAGGTCAGTATGCTACTGAAAGGAGTTGGTAATGCAAGAACGAAAAAGATTAGTTTTTAAAAACACTCCTTGGGGTGACAGGATTCTCAATCCGTCAGTAATGGCTGATTGGAATTACGATGGTTGGCTTGCAGTTCTACTTGCGGAAGGGTGTAAACCGGAACCAGAACCATTTGTCCCAACTTTTATTACGGCGCGGGTCATTTCTGGTAACATGGGAGAAGTGAATCAGGAAATTGGAAATGGTACGCAAGAAAACTTCATGGGGCATTTTGCTACTGAAGAGACGGCCAACGCGCTTGCAAAACGGTTCGGCGGAAAGGTAATTGAGATCAATCCAAACTTTGAGGGTGGAGTTCGTACCGTGCCTGAAAAGGCTTACGGAATTCAAAAAGATGGAAAGATCTTTAATGCTGGAATATTAGCCTCGTACTTCATTCGGATGCCAGAGAATGAATTTCCTGGCGCGGCTGAGAAGGCTGTAAAGATTATTCTTGACGCAAAGTAATGAATCTTGACATACGATTTCGCAATGAATTCCAAGAGAATTGCTTTTGGTTGAAAGAGCGAAATCAATGTGCATCGGGCGGGTTTAATAACGGTAAATCATATGTTTTATGCCAAAAAGCTGTTACACTCGCCCTCACATTTTCAAACTATAGATCAGTTATTGCTCGTCAAACTTTCAAAGATTTAAAAGCTACCACGCTTCAAACACTTCTTAAAGTATTACCTAAAGACGCCATTCGGACATTTGATACACAGTCTGGCGTTATCGTTCTTAAAAACAATTCAGTTTTTTATCTGATGCATTTAGATGCATTTGATGAACAATCTCTGCGCGGCCTTGAAATTAACTCTGCGTTTATAGACCAGGCTGAAGAGATGATGGAAGCAATTTACATTGTCCTTGATGCTAGAATTGGACGATGGGACAAAGCGGAAGTACCGAGTGAATATCTTGAGAAATTTCCAGAATGGCCAAAGAATGACTGGGGCATCCCGCGTGTTCCAAATTATATGTTCTTGGCCTGTAATCCTGATTCTCAGTTTCACTTTATTTATCAAAATTATCATCCAGAATCTGTCAATTTACAACCTGGGCATGTCATGCTTCAGGCGCCTACTGATGAAGCATTAGGTGATCCTGAAACAATGGCCCGAATGAAGGGCCGTGACGAAAGTTGGGTTAGGAAATACTTTAAGGGCGAATGGGGAATCAGTGAAGCACAAATACATTACGTACATCCATCCTCAATTCTTGACCCTAAAGATTGCGTTCAACTTTTTAAGGATATTGATCGACGTGGAAATAAGTATCGCGTATTGGATCACGGTGAAACATCCCCGACTGCTTGCGGCTGGTACGCTGCCCTTAATTCCTGGCATATTGCTTATAGAGAGTATTATATGCCAAACACGGTTATTTCAAAACATCGGCAAAATATCTATGACTTAAGCGGCGACGAAATTTATGCAGGGAATTATGCTGATCCAGACATCTTTAATAAGCACTCACAAAAAGAGGGTGGATTTTGGACAGTTGCAAATGAATATGTTACCAAATCAATTGAAGGGCCGCCGCTGCCTTGGTCGCCGGCCGACAATAATGAGTTCGCTACTCGGAACCGTATTAACGAATGTCTTTCTCTCAATCCAAATGTCAGACATCCGATTACGGGGGAACTAAATGCTCCGAGATTTTATCTTATCAAAAGAACTAGAGAATATCCCAACGGGATCTATCATGGGATTTCCGAGTTACAGTCCCAAAGAAGGAAGTTACTTACATCAATTAATGGAAAAGCAATCTATTCTGATGATCGTGAAGAGTCCATCACAGACCATTTTTATGACACAGAACGGTACTATTTCGCAATTCACGGATCAGGAAAATCGGTTGAGCCCATCCATATCCCAAGAAAATCCATGGCTTGGTATAATAGACTCTCGAAAAGACGTGTAGGGGAAGTTTTAGCAGCATCGGACGAACGGAACTAACAATGATACTTCAAAAACTTAACAATTTATTAGCTTCAGACACTCTACTTTCTGCAATTCAGACAGTGGAACCAGATGGAAGATTTTCCTGCGGGCTTCTTCGCAATGGCAAAATTGTAAGAGCCTACTCTGTAACTCTTGATAGAGCAATTGAAATATGTATCGAAAACTATATCGAGAATCGTAAACCAGATCCACGACAAACGCAATTGGAAATGTAATGAATACATTTTGGAAGAACAGTATTAGTCGAGCAAATAAATACTACGAAGCATGGGAAACCATGTGGAGTTGTGACATTCTCGAAAAGTACTACAAGGGAAAGCAAACAGTGACACCAATTAGGGGAGCAAAACCTTATCAGGTGAACCTCGTTTATTCGACAATCAAAACAAAATCAGCGAATATTCTTCTTTCATATCCACAATACAAACTTACACCGCGCCCCGGAAATGCAGATTGGAATCAAGAGTTTGCAATGAAATCGGCGCAGTTAAAGGAAGATGTACTCAATACGGTTATAGCCAATGAAAGAGAAGCGTTTGCCAACACATGTGAAAGAATTTTCTTGGATTCCATGTGGCGTTTTGGTGTCTGTGAAGTTGGATACGCCGCAGACTTTATCAGAAATCCACTTGCTCAAGCGCCGCTTAGAAAAGATCAAGTCACAAAAGTGGGCGAAGATCAAGAAGTCATTGACATTGAAGAGACTGGCATAGCAGAAATGCCTGAAGAATTACCTGAGAATGAAAAGATTTACACCAAGCGTATTCCGGCGAAGAGATTTCGTGTTGGTACTCGTGACGCGGAAGAATTAGATCATTGTGACTGGTTTGGGTATTACGAGTACTTTGACATAAGCGACTTAAAGAATATCAAGAATCTTAAGTCCGATTATTTAAAAGAGTCAGTAGTACTTTCGCCGGATGAATATTCTGTCGTAGCATCATTATCGAGTGATGGACAGGAAAAGCCATTACAAAACACTCTTAAAGTTTGGCATATTTGGGACATGAGAGCTAAAAAGCGTTTCATGTTTCTTGATGCGTCTTCTGAAGTAATTTGGGAAGTTGATTTTAAACGGAATCCAATTAAAACAGTACGGTGGGATCTTGATAATGATGGATGGTATCCAATTCCTCCGGTATATCAATGGCTATCCCCACAAAATGAGTACAATGAATCTCGCGAAATGATGCGAGCGTATCGAAAGAGATTTTTAAGGAAATATCAATCAGTTGGAGCAAAACTTGACCAAGAAGAAATGGACAAGTTGACTTCTAATGAAGATGGAAGTATCATTAACGTCGAAATGGCGGATCAAATTCGCCCGATATCTAATCCGGAGCTATCTGCGACGGTTAAAGAATCGCTTGTAATTTCACGTGATGACTTCAATGAAGTTGCGGGGCAAGGTTCTGCGGATCGCGGGAGAAGTGACCGTACAACTGCAACTGAGACACAACGAATTGCCGTAAAATCTGATATTCGTGACTCTGCTGAAGATGCAAAGATGATGGGTTTGTACAAAGCAGTTGGGCGCGAGGCACTTTTGTGTATGGCAGAAAGATTTACTGAAGGGGTTTGGGCGCAGCTAAGTCAAGATCCTGGTGAGGCATTTTTAGGTGAGGTTAATCCTGATAAAACATATCAATACGTGGCTGGAGAGGAGATGGACGATGGTTATGATTTCAAAATTGATTGCGAGATCATCTCCTCTTCGCCTGAGAAAAATGCAGAGGAAGAAAAGAAGTTCCTGAAATTCCTCTCTTATGTGAATCAATTTCCGCAAGTTGCCTTATCTCCTTTGCTTGTGCGTGAGTGTGCTTACCGTGCTGGCTATAGGAATGAAAAGATTATTCAGGAGATGCAAAAGACAGCCCAATTGACTTTACTTGGTGCAGCAAATCAAGCGTCAGGAAATCAAATGGGGCCGGGAGGAAATCAGGCGGCGCAGGCACAAGTAGCGCAACAACTTCCTCCAACTGGCGAAGAAATCCAAAATCAATTAAGTACTCAGCTACAATAGGAGATCGAAATGGCTAAAACACCAAAAGAACCAGATATGGACGACATGAAAAAGACAATTACGTCTAAGTTCATGAATAATTTTAATAAGAAAAAGGGTAAGAAGAAAGTTGTAAAACCGTACTAAAACTTAACAAGGAGAATTCACAATGAAGAAGTGGTGGTTAACAGGAGTTTTACAAGATGAGGCTGACGATGGAAGTGGCGGCGGCGGTGGCGATTCATCGGGTGATGATAAAGGCAGCAAGAAAGGCAAAGATGAATCCGATGAAGATGACGACGGCGGCGAAAAGGATGACCCCGAAGAAGTAAAGGAAGCATTAAATCTTTTTCGTGGATTGAAAGATCCTACTAAGTCAACTGGAATTTTAAAGTATCTTGCAACAGAAGCTGGTCTACTTGGTAAAGATGGTGATCTCACAAGTAAAGGTGAGAAAGCTACTGACGACAAGATTCTTAAAACGTTGGAAAAACATCTTGGAGAATACAAGTGGATTGCTCCGAAGTTTGCTGGCGCGTTGAAAGAACTTCTTGATGGTCAAAAAGAGGAAATGGAAACCAAATTTGGTGAACTTTCTCAACGTGACCAGCAACGTGAAGTTAACAATGCAATTGGCGAACTTGCGAAAGAATTTAAGGATTTCAAGTTATATCATCCAAAGATTGTGAAATTGATGGATGAAGTGACTTGCGGAGAGAATACTCCTCCGAAGGTTTATCTCACAAAGTTATATCGTTTAGCAAAAGCAGAAGCCGGCGACACAAAAGACGGGACTTCTGACAAAGCAAATCGATTAAAGAAAAATGTCCAAGATGCAACAGCGCGGCTGTCATCCAGTGGAGGAAAAGATGATGAACACAAAAAATCATCTAAATCCCTCCCCACTCGAAGGGAAGCCATAGAAATGGCTATGAAACAACTCGAAGAAGAAGAGGACTAAATTAAATGGGTATTACATTTGGTTCCGCTTCTGCTCCTTCTCAGATAACGATTAATTTTGATGCGCTGTTTACGCAATCACTTGCGAACTACGGCAAATCAATGGCAGATCAGATTTCGTCTGCTAATCCTTTTATGCACAAGTTGCGTTCAAGTGAATTTTATCAATCTGAGGATGGTGGAACGGACATTCGCTTACCGTTGTTGTATGCACTTTCACAAGCCGATTCGTATGCTGACTACGATGAACTTGGGGATGCAACAACTGACGGCGTAACTGAAAGTGTTTGGGAATGGAGACAGCAAGCTGTTCCAATCTCATATTCGATGGCAGAAGTCTTGAAGAACCGTGGCAAGAAATTAATTGACATGGTTGATACAAAAATGATGCAAGCGGAAATGGGATTTCAAGAACATTGGCCGACAGTCTTTTTTCAAGGCTCCGGTGATGGTGCTCTTGCAACTCCAAAAACGAGTCCGGTAAATGGTTCAAGTAATATTGAGCCTTTGCCGAAACTTGTTGCATTTGATCCGACTGCATCTGTTTCCATTGGAAATATTAATCAGTCAACGTCAACTTGGTGGAGAAATAAAACCAAGGATATTAATGCTATAACGACGATGACTGGTTTGATGGCTGCAATGGACAATCTTTACAATTCCTGCGCGTTGGGAGTTGGCGGCCCGCCTGATTTGATTATTTGCGATCAGATTACCTACGAACTACTTGTTCAGGCGATCTATCTCAAGTACCGCAAGATCGATAACTCGGAAGATAAGAATTTCCCCTTCGAGTACACTCGATTCAAGAAAGCCTACATCGTAATGGACGAGAAGATTCCGGATGTGAAATCCAATCTTGTCTCTGCTGCGACTTATGGCAGTCTTTACATGTTGAATACTAAGTTCTTTCGTGTGAAATACATGCAGGGACGCGAATTTGACATGCTCAAAGATGAAAATGGCAAGACTTTTGCCAAACCGTTAAAGGGCGATTCTCGTTTGGGCCACATGGCTTGGATGGGTCAAGTTTGTTTGAATAATCGCCGCAAACATGGTGTGATGGGCGGAATCCCGCGCACCCTTACTGCATCCTAAAGGAGAATGAAACGTGAGAACAAATTCTTTAGGAAATGGAAAAGAAAAGATCATCAATCGTGTAAAGAATGCGGAAACTTCCGCCACGATTCCTCGCGGAGTTCCGGTTGTTCTTACAATGACTGGGACTGATGACGGTTTAGCTGTAGTTCTTCCTGGAACTGCGGGAGCAGCTAAAGCGGCGGCGTTTGCTTTCGGCGTTGCCTTGGATGACATTGTTGCAGGTGCCTTTGGTGATGTTCAATCCTATGGTGTTTGCGATTATGTTAAATTGTGTTTGCAGTCTCGTTCTCAATCGACTGGCGCGAATACAATTCCAACGGCGGATACAGTTGCACTTGGAGCACAGTTATTGTTAGTTACCGACACTCGTTTGGGTGGCGCGTTTTCGACAATTGCTTCCACTGTTGCGGCGGCTTCTTCAGATGCTCAAACTTTAACCAGAAATAATTTACAAAATGGATTTCTTGGTCAGAGCATTGCATCTGTGGATTCACTTCCTACCTCGACTTCAGAAACTCGTCTTGCAGTTACACAGGCTGTTAAGGCGTTTTTGAGGTTCATGTAGTAAATCTGGGCAAGTTGTTGATTCTAGACACAAATCTAGGGTTGACAGCTTGCCCTTTTTATGGTATTGTGCTAACATGCGACTACAATATCGTCTTTTAAAGAAGTTTGACAATAAATATCTTCTTGAAGTGTGTTCTTTAAAATGGCAACGAGATTCAACTAGGAATCCACAAGAAGCAGAAAAAGAAGATATTACATCTGTTGAATGGCAGTATCTTGGAACACTACTAGTTTCTAGTGTGACCTGGGAATTTATCAAAAATGGTAACATTATTATAGACAACGTGGAGTAATTACAATGGCAAAAATCTTAATTGCAGTAAACACACTTACAGCCGTAGACCAACTTGCATATTTGAATCACAATCAAATGTGGTATAGGCTTGGTAGATCTTATCCAGAACATGACTTTGCAATTTGTGCGCCACGTAGAATGTCAATTGACAACATGCGAAATTTTGCAGGCAAACATGCAGTAGAGTCTGATTTTGACTATTTATTGTTTTTAGACGATGACGTTCTTACTCCCGTTCAAGTTAATCCGAACTGGTTGAGGAGAATGATTGACTACGATAAGGATGTGGTTGCTGGAGTCACAATGATTCGTGGCTATCCTTATCATCCAATGATTTTCAGCTTCATTAAGCGCCAATTTAACAGTCTAGATACACATTTTATCGACAACTATAAAGAGCTTGCAAATGAAGCTGGGTTTTTGCAGTGTGACGCGATTGGATTTTCACTTTGTCTAATTAAAGTGGCGGTGTTAAGGAAGATCTCAAAGCCATTCTTCATTACAGGAGTAAACCATACTGAAGATGTTTACTTCTGCAATAAGATGAGATCTGAGATTCCTGGAAGTCAAGTTTGGGTAGATACGCGATGCGAAACTGCACACATTCTCGGATCTGATATTATAATGCCCCTTAATGTTGAAGCTCGAAAGAAATTCGATGAGGATGAAAATCCGGGGCTAAAAGAAGCAGTCCAACGAGAAGAGTTACGCCAGCCTATTATCGATCCAAAGGTGTTTGGTAAACGAAGTTATGAAGAAGTTGTCATAAAGGAGACTTGGGGATGAAAAGAGCATTAACAAATTGGAAGACTGGTTTAGCAGCAATTATTGTTGCTGTTGGAACTTTTGGA